TTGACTCAAGCGTTACTGGTGATGCTTCTTCACCAATTCGCAACGGTCGTGTAACAGACGGTCTTGTTCGCGGTTTTAACCTTTACAAGTCCAATGCTTTTGCTGCTGGTGATTCTACCGCAACAGACGTAACTGTTACTGGTACAGCTAACGAATACTATGTCCTTTTTGGTCATATGTCTTCAACCTGTACCGCTTCACACATTGCCAAAACTGAGGTTGTTCGTGACCCAGATAGCTTTGCCGACATTGTTCGTGGTCTTCACGTTTATGGTCGCAAAGTTATTCGTCCCGAAGCCCTTGGCGTTGGCGTTGTCAGCTTCACTTAATAGAGAAAAAGGAGATACATTATGCCTACTCTCGCTCTTGATAGTGATCAGACAAGCGTTGGTCACGTTTCAACCCCACAGGTTGCATACGCTCAGTCCGTTGTAATCGACGGTACTAGCACTGCTCTTACCTCTGGTGACGTATATCAGGCACTTCGCGTTCCAGCAAACACTTGCGTCATTGCCGCTGGCATTGATGTTCTAACTGCTGGTACAGGCACAGGTACTGTTGCTCTTGGCGACGGCTCGCTAACTTATGTTGCAGCCGCTGCACCAACAAGCGCAACTCAGCTTACTGTTGCCAACGACGTTCCAAAAGCATATGCCGCTGCCGACACTCTTGACGTTACAATTGCCACTGCAAACGTAAACGCCAAGATTCGTGTTTGGGCTGTTATGGTTGACGTTGACGGTATCAACAACAGTCAGATCGTAACTTTTGCATAGTTTTATGCAACCGGAGAGGGTGGGGAATATTTTTCCTCACCCACTCCACTTTTTACTTGACTTTTAACAAGTTTTATGGTATTTGTGTTTTCTCCCGCAGGGGGGAAACACCCCTATTAGGAATACAGTAACATGGCACTAAGCAATGCCGAAAAGAAAAAACTACAAAGGTACGGGCTGTCTGGTCTTAATAAACCTAAGCGCACTCCTAACCATCCAACTAAAAAAGGTATTGTTGCGGTTAAAAAGGGTGACAGCGTAAAAATTATTCGTTTCGGTGATCAAAAGATGGGCCACAATTATTCTGATGAAGCCCGAAAATCTTTCAAGGCTCGCCATGCAAAGAACATTGCTCGTGGTAAAACGTCTGCTGCATATTGGGCAGATAAGGTTTTTTGGGCTGGTCCGAAGGGATCAAAAAAATCTCCACCTAAATCACAGAAACACAGAAAAGGATAACAGATATGTATAGCAAACCAAAGAAAATGATGGGTGGCGGCATGATGTATGGCAAACCCAAGAAAATGATGAAGGGCGGCATGATGTATGGCAAGCCCAAGAAAATGATGAAGGGCGGAAAAGTTGCTGTTTGTGGTTCTCGCCCTCCTAAAACCCTTTAAAAATGCCACTTAAAAAGGGACCAACGTCTGCTGCTTATTGGGCAAATAAAGTATTTTGGGGAGGAAAGGGAGCCTCTACTAAGTCGCCTCCTAAGTCGCAAAAACATGTTAAGGGGCTTAGTCGTAGGTCTTAAAACTTTATTGCTTTTTATGATACTTTATACTAGCCCAGCACATGGGCAGCAAAATGAAGAGGCGGTACTACAAGAGTATATTAGAATATTAGAACTAGAACAATTTAGTAGATATTCAAATCAAGTATCAAAACCAGTTCTTAAGCCTCGTGTTAAACCGCAACACATTAGAATACCAAGAGAAAAACCAGTACATCCACTTACTACGCATAGCGATTTGTATGGCTATGTAATACATCCTTGGGATTTTAATAGAAAACGCACAATAAAGTGTTACTCAGTAGGAGTAGATAAGTATGGCTGGATCGTCAAAATCCCGTGCAAAGAAACCAAAGTCAAAAAGCAAAGTCAATGAGGCTGGAAACTACACCAAACCTGCTTTACGTAAACGTCTATTTGAACAGATCAAGGCGGGTGGAAAAGGTGGCAAGCCCGGACAGTGGTCAGCAAGAAAAGCGCAGATGTTGGCAAAAGCCTACAAGGAAGCTGGTGGAGGATACAAAGGATAATGGCAAAAGGCGTACCTCACTTTTTGAAAAATGGGTCTGAGTACAAAGGGCAGTATCACAAGATGCCTGATGGTAGTCTCCATTCAGGTAAGGGACATACAAGCAAAAGCGTTCCGCTGTTTCATCTAAATGAACTAAAAGGGAGCGCACAGAAAAAGGCAATTAACATGTTGTCGGGAATGTCTAATGGTTCAAAAAAAACTACAAAAGGAAAGCCAGTACGAAAGTCTTGACATGAACAATGACGGCATTGTTGATGACAACGAGTTAGCAGTAATGCAGGCGCTGGACATACATGAAAAGAATGATAGTCAAAAGCGCATGGCATGGGTAGCTATGATTGCAATGTTAGTATTTACTGCTTTTGTATTTCTTCCTATTTTTCCTGACAGCAGAATTAATGCTTTGTCAGATTTGTTTAGTTTATTTTATATTGGTATGGCAGGTGTAGTCGCAGCTTATTTTGGTGCTGAAGCTTTTGCCAACAAGAAAAAATAATGGCATTAAAAGCATCACAAAAATCTTTAAAAGCTTGGACAAAACAGAAGTGGCGTACTAAGTCTGGCAAGCCTTCAACACAAGGCTCTAAAGCTACTGGTGAAAGATATCTTCCAGAAAAAGCAATTAAGAGTTTATCAGCGGAAGAGTATGCTGCAACATCGAGAGCAAAGAGAAAAGGAACAAAAGCTAATAAACAGTTTGTTAAGCAACCAAAAAGAGTTGCGAAAAAAACAAAAAAATTTCGCAAGGTAACATAAAATGAGGTTGCATTATGACAGACAAAGCACTGGAAAGCGTAAACGAACAGCCATTTAAAAACCGCGCTCTTGAGATTAAAGCATCTCGTGACATTGAACATCTGCTGTATCTCTTGAATACTGGTAAACTTGGCGTACCCCACCACACTCTTGAAGGCAATGCTTTTAATCCAAATCACGATCTTTCTTCAATTGAAGACTCCTATTTAAACAGCACACCAAGCATCATTATTATTGATGATTTTCTAGATAAAAGCGCACTACAAAAACTAAGAGATTATTGTTTAGAGTTTCCTTTTTGGCATTCTGTTTATGAACGAGGATACTACGGTGCGTTTCGAGACAAAGGATTTAATCCTCCTGTATTAGGCCAGCTTAGTTTAGAGTTGATGAAGTCATTTCCTCGTATCTTCAACACTCCAAATAAACGTAGACTAAACCAAGCATGGGCATTTCAATATGAAAGCGAGTGTCCCGGCATTGATATTCACGCAGACTTTGCTGCTGTTAATTGTAACTTTTGGATTACACCTACAGAAGCAAACGCAAATTCAGAAACAGGTGGTATGTATCTCTGGAATATTGGCGCTCCTGCTGATTGGGATTTCACTCGATACAATGGAGAAAGCAAACAGGAGATTGTAGATTTTTTAAAGGAGAGTGAAGCAAAGTCAGTATATGTTCCCTATAAATATAATCGTGCTGTCTTGTTTGACTCTAATTTATTTCATCGCACTGCTGATGTAAACTTTAAGCCCGGATATGCAAATCGTAGAATTAATGTTACTATGCTGTTTGGTACAAGAGAGAATACTGGTGTAGAACCAAAGGACGCTTTAGAAGTTGCAAAAATAAAAGAAAGTGTAAAAAAGAATGGTACAAGTACTTCCACGTAATATTCGGAGTAGAAGTAAAGCAGCTTCTTTAACAACAGTAAATACAATATATTACACTTGTCCTGTTGGGTACAGCACTCAAGTTAATCGCATAGTTTTAAGTAATGGTAGTAATAGTAATAAAACTACAACTTTAAAATGGTACCATAAAGAAGACGATACTACGCATCCAATTATTAATGCTGTAGTCCAAATAGGTAACAGCGTAATAAACTATGATTTTGATTTACACATGGGCGTTGGAGATAGACTTGAAGCGTCTACAGAAGAAAACTCTACAGTATCATTATTGATTGCTTACCATGAGGAATATGTAGGTACATAATATGGGAACACTTACCTATTTACAGCTAACTAATCGTGTGTTGCAAGACCTCAACGAAACGACATTAACAACGCTGTCGTCTAGTCGTGGTGTGCAAACTGTTGCCAAAAACAGTGTCAATCGGGCCATTAACGACATCGTTAACAGCGAAGTCCAATGGCCCTTTTTGTTTTCAACAAAAGATCAAGACACTAATGTTGCTGTTCGTGAGTATTCTTTACCTTCTGATTACAAGTATATTGATTGGGATAGCTTTGTACTTCTTCCCAAAGAACTTGTTACAAATGGAGAGTTTACATCTAACATTACAAGCTGGACAGATTCCTCTACAGGTACAGGTTCTGTAGCCCACACAAGTTCTGGCGATGGTAGGTTACGTCTTACTGCTGGTGCCAGCGGCGTTGCTATTGCTGTACAATCTTTAAGCATAGTTAAAAATAAAACATACAGAATTTCTTTTGGTGTTTTTAATGGAACTGTTACACTAAACATTGGAACAACAAGCAACGGCACTGAAATAGGAACCCGTACTGTTACTGTATCTGACACAGGTGAGTTTAACTACGTTGATTTTACTTTTGCACCAACTGCCGCTACGGTCTACATCGGCTTTAACACCACAACAGATGCAAACATTGATGTAGATAATGTATCAGTAAAAGAAGATTTTTCTCCAAAAAAACTTAAATACATTTCTTACGATGAGTGGTTTGAGCGTTATTCTGAAACAGACCGCGCAAATGCTGCGGATCGTCTTGATGAGCCTGTCTATGTGTACCACACACAAAATGAAAGTCTAGGTCTATCTCCTGTTCCAGACAAATCTACTTACACTATCAGTTACGAGTACTGGACCTACAATACTGAACTGTCTGCTGATAGTGATGTTTCAATTGTTCCCACACGATACGAACACGCAATTGTTGCCCGTGCTAGATACTATGTAGCTATTCTTCGTTCTGATACTGCAACAGCACAGGCTTCACTTGCTGAGTATAATGATGTTGTGCGTAGAATGAGGATTGAACTGGTTAATCGAAAAGATTATTTTAGAGCGGTATAATGCCTAATACATCTGCAATCTCGCCATTTATTTTTTCATGTGGTGGTGGTCTTGTACTTGACAAAGACGCCTTTAATATGCAGCCGGGAGAGGCTTTAGTTTTACAAAACTTTGAGCCTTCTATTAACGGTGGCTATCGTAGGCTTACTGGAACTACAAAATATTCCAGCACACAAGTAAACGGCAATACAGATAAAGTTATTGGTGTGACGGTTTTTAACAATACTGTTATTGCTGCCGCAGGAGCAAATGTTAAGTACAGCACAGGCGGTGCATGGACAAGCATTACTACTGCTAGAACAAGTGCAGTTCGTTATAGTTTTGACGAGTATAACTTTAACGGCACTGATAAGCTAATTATGGTTGATCAAACAAACATTCCTGCTTCGTGGGATGGATCAACATATAAACTTTTAAATGGTGCAGCAGGCACAGGTTCAGGAACTGCTCCAGCTAATCCTAAGTTTGTTGCTGTATTTAAAAACCACATGTTTTATGCGGGCATGAGTGCTTCTCCACAAGAAGTTCTTTTTACTGCTCCTTTTAATGAAGATGACTACACAGTAGCTAATGGTGCTGGAACTATTAAAGTTGACAATGTTATTACTGGAATTAAAACTTTTCGTGATAGTTTAATTATTTTCTGCGAAGATCAGATTTTTAG